CAATTTCTTTATTACAGAATAAGTGAATTATTTCATGTGTCAAATATAGGAGACACAGAAACTTGTAATATAATAGTCAAGGTTTTATTGGAAATGATTAAATCGCCCGAAGATATACATATCCTGCAAAGTTGTAAGAATAGGCTTATAGGATTATTGTCAATGGTTAATGAAAAAGAGAAAATAATAAAGTACAATGAATTAATGTCTGTTATTGCAAGACTAGGTACTAAGCCACGTGACAATAAACAGCCTTAAAATAAGTATCTGCATATTCATCTGCGCTTCGTTCAGAGAGAGGTACCATAGCAATAAAAGTTAAAGCGACCAGCTCCAAAGTTGCGGTTGGAAGGGTCTAATAAAACAAAGTACCGCAATACATCGTTGTTTGAAAATAAAAATATCCGCAATAGGTTGCAGCTACTACGGATACCATATATTAAACCTCTTATGAGGAAAGTTTAATCACTTTGTCTCTGTAACATCTGCAACTTGTTACGACACAAAGATACAGAAATATATTCAGTATGACAACAAAAGATAGATTAATAACATTTCTTGCATATATAAATATAAGTCAAGGAAGATTCGAAAAGGGAGTTGGTTTATCGACTGGCTTTGTTAACAATGTAGGAGATAGCATAAGAAAATCTTCTCTTGATAAAATCTCGTCTGTATATCCAGAGTTAAATACAGCATGGCTACTCACGGGTGTTGGCAATATGATAAATGAAAATAAAAATAACGTAGGAAGAGATAACTATGGTGTCCAAGGAGGTGGCTCTCAAAACATTTCAGGCAACATGGTTAACGTAACTATGCCCGAATCCGGGACCCAAAAAATTATTAAGCCTACCGGAGAGGTTGAAATACAGCGACTAGACCCAAGCGACAAATCAAACTCGGGCGAGCTCGATAGGCTACAACAGCGTATTCTAGATTTGGAAAGAATTATATCTGAAAAAGACGCTACAATAAAGTCTAAGGATGATTTAATATGTGTGTTGAAAGAAATGCTCAATAGGCAGTAAGTGTTAGGTTAAGGTTATGTTTTATTCATAAAATTATACAACAGGTAAAATACGAAAAAGTTTAATAAAAACATCATATAAAACAAGAATTTATAAGACAAAAGTCATTATAAACAACAATTAGATATATTAATCAATAAAAATACGATGTATTAAAAGTAAAACTAATCAATGGCATTTATAGAAAAGCTATGAATATTAAAAGAAACTGTATATTTCTACTCGATAAAGAGAAAGACAAAACTGACGCAAAGCTTCGCTACCGAATAAAATGGGGAGATAACACCGTCGCGTTTAATGTGGGATACCGGGTGGACATAGACAAGTGGAGCCCAGACAGTCAACGCTGCAAGAATAATACAACACACGGCACAAAAAAGGTTCATTCTTCCATTATAAATAAAGCTATTCAAAATTATGAGGATATATGCGACAACATATTCTTTCTATTTGAACAAAAAGGATTATCCCCTACTCAAAATGAATTCAAAGACGAGTTTAATCAAAGATTAGGGAAAAAAGTAAGGGCACAACGGACACTCTTTGAATATCACACTGAATTTATGATAGAACAAGGGAAAGAGAGTCAATGGGAAGAAGCAACATATAAAGAACATAGAACTATACAAAGAAGACTTAAGGACTTTGCGCCTAGCCTCGAATTTGAGGATCTTACCAAACAAGGACTTTCAAAGTTTGTAGATTATATGCATACAGTGCCAATTAGCTCCAAGAAGAAAGGGCTTAAAAATTCAAGTATAAGAAAAAACTTAGATAATCTAAAATGGTTCCTTCGCTGGGCCACACAGAAAGGATACAATAAAGAACTTGCCTTTACTACATTTCAGCCTAAATTAAAAGAGGTTCGAAATACTGTCGTATATTTGACATGGGAGGAATTGATGCTAATATACAACTTTAAAACACCCTCTTCATGTTCCCATTTAGAAAAAGTAAAAGACGTATTTTGTTTTTGTTGCTTTACATCATTGAGATATTCTGACGTTGCTAATTTAAAAAGGAGTAATGTATATGAAGATCATATATTAGTAACAACTATTAAAACTTACGACACATTAAGGATAGAACTGAACAAATATTCAAAAGCAATTCTTGAAAAATACAAGGATGAAGTTTACGATAACAATCTCGCTCTTCCTGTCATATCTAATCAAAAGATGAACGATGCTCTTAAAGAACTTGGGGAGATGTGCGGGATAGATGCTCCAGTTTCTATCACCTACTACAAGGGAAGCGAAAGAATAGATGAAGTATATAAAAAATATGAATTACTCACTACCCACTGCGGAAGAAGAACTTTCATAAGCAATGCGATAATGTTAGGTATCCCTCCTGAAGTAGTTATGAAATGGACTGGGCACGAAGATTACAGAACAATGAAGCCATATATAGCAATAGCAGATAAAGAGAAGAAAAATGCAATGGATTTATTTAATAAGAAATAGTCCCTAATTAAAAAATCGGGGACTAAAACAGGGACTATTTATGATTATATTAGAATAGAATAGACTATAACAAAACATTATAAGAGTAGCTAATATAATATGTGGATACGATAGAATATGTGAGAATATTTCTCAGTATTCTCGTACCCACTACCAACCACATTAAGAATCAACCAATTACAAAAAGAAAGTACTAAAACAGGGACTAAAACAATGCAAGTTGGGGGATTTTTGCAATATAATCTGATAAACCATATAATTTTATAATAAAATAAGGCAGCTCATTCGGCCGCCTTTTTCAATTCTTCCAATTTCTCTCTAAATCTCCGGAACATCTCAATGGTAGGGTAAAACGTCGGATTCTCCCAGTTCTTAGAGATCATTTGGATCATTGCCTCTATATGACTTTTGCAGTCTATTACTTTGATGCATTTGTCCAGGACCAACTCTCCTTCCGGGTAGGTCTTGTTATTTAATGTATTCTGCGCCCAGGTGAGCAGCTCTCTGATTGATTCTTGATCGTATTTGTTTTCTTCCATCGTTTTTTTTCATTGTTGTTTTCATGCTCTTTTTATTACCTCCTCTTATCTACTCCGGCATTGTTAATGATCCTGTAAATTGTTTGCTCAGACCTTATGCCGGTTTTTGACATTATCTCCTTAATCTTTTCTCCTGACAGATACAGATCTATTACTTGTTTTTCCTGCTCTTCGGTGATCTGTTTTCCGTTCCGGAGAGGAACCTCCCTTCTTCTTAAGATTGCCATCACGGTCGTCTGAGAGATGTTAGCATACGTCGCTATCTTTCTAAGTGTCCAGCCATCCTTATATTGCTGACAAACAAGGAGCTCTTCTCTGTCTGTGATGATTTTTCCTCTTTTTTTACTCACTTTTTCCATGTTATTTATTTTTTTTGTTTTACAAAGCGTTTACAAGCATCCTGTATGCGGTCTCTTTAGCTGACAAATGTTTCTCTTCGTTTTCTTCGTCATCACACCAATCCCAGATTTCAGAATCAGTACAATGCACTGATGTACCCATACCGCTTAATACATACTGGCCGTAACCTGTTTTCTCGATAGTAATTGTTTCGCTGTTGAATTCAAATGTTTTCATGATCTTTATGTTTTAGTTGTTAATAATTATTTAGTATTAAGAGTTATTGGCATCTTAGAATTTTACACATCCTTCTATTCTGTAGGGCTTAAATACTACACCTTCTCCATTTTTGTTATTCTCAACTGTTTCACCTTCAAAGATTACGGCTTTACAGCCTTTAGAATAATAGGAGAACATGCTAGCATATCTGGCAACCTTTTTCTCAATCTCTGACTTAGAAAGTCCTACTAAGTCGATTGAGAATCCACACAGACCCGCAAGCTCTACAGCTTTATCCATGCTGCCTGTTTTAAACAAAGAGGTTCCTCTTCTTAGATCACCTTCAGCGTCTTCTGTAAAACGAAGGAAGTACTCATTACAAGGATTAATATTAATATTTGATGTTTCAACTGATTCAGACTCTTCTGCCTCTTCAAACTCAACAACAACTTCATCATCACCTTTTAATGAATCAATTGCTTCAAGGATAATAGAAGTAGCAACCTCATCTCTTGTATTATCATAGATAGACTCTTCATTCTCAACATCAAACTCGTACTCTTCAGAAGTCTTACGATTGCGACAGCCTTCGATGATATTTCCTCTTACTCCGAAGAATATATTTTCACCTCTTTCTTTAGCGATTGTTTTTGCTGCTTCTACGATTTCGTTGATGTTTAAAGTCTTCATAATTTTTTTTATTTTTTATTACCTTATCTCTTATTTTGATGTTACAAAGATAGTAGTTAATGTGATACGCTCCAAATAAAAAGAGAGAAATATTGTGATTTACTACATTATTTAACGTTAGGGCATAAAAAATCCCCGGTTACATAACCAGGGACAAACACAAGGACGCAACCTTCGCCAAGACAGCGACAGGTATAAGCCATTCAAGGAGCCTCTCTAAGCGTTCCACAGCATGACCATAAGCAGGCGGCAGAAGTCGTGATGATATCTGTCGTCTGCTTGTTCCAGCAATATGTCAAGGCTAGTCTTCATAGATCATGGCTGTCATGTACTCCCAGATCTTGCCGGCCGGAGCATCTTCGTCGGCGAAGTAGAACCGGTAAGCGGCTTTTAAGAGAGTAGCTTCATCAAGGACCGCACACATATCTGAATAAAACGAGTTGAATGCAACGTATTTGTCCCAGGGTGTTGTTCCAGACGGGAACGGCATGGTCTTCGTTGCTTCGAGGATTTGATCGACATTCCAATGAGCGCCGGTCTTCTTTTCGCCGGCAGCGTTGGTGTACCTGATCTTATCTACGTCCATCTCTGCAAAATGCTTGTCGTAGTGAGGACCGTAGAGAGCTTCATGCTGATCACGCATAAAGGACATATACATCTCCGGATGCTCTTCTTTGACAACGCAAAGGATCTCATCTACTCCTTCTACGCTTTTCCACATAGCCTTTTCCGAGGCAACGCCTTCGGATTTAGCCTTCTTCATCATATCGAGATATTTCATATTTTTAGTTATAATAGTGATTTAATTTCAAGTATATCCTCGGCGGATATGGTCACTTTACCCAGATCGCCGACAATCATATCCAAAAGAGGATTGTGAGGAATAGTGGCTACGATCTCACCTTTTCCAACGGTTACCGGGATCATTCCCAACTTATACTCCTTGATGTCCATCTCTTTAAACATCCCTACGAATGTGTCAAAGACAGCATCCGTATCGATCATGCCTTTTTCATCACCGAGAAACAGCAGGGAGTTATCAATCATCTTGTCAAGCTTGTCGTCGACGCGATACATGTAGTTGTTCAATCCCTTCTTTAAGATTCCTCTTACCTGCGGCTTGGTTGGGAAGATTCCGTCTATCTTGCTTTCCGCCCAGATTTGCAATTGGGTCTTTAGGTCACCTTTAAACTGGTTGATATCGGTTACTTTCATTTCTTACCTCCTTTCTTCACTTGCTCACGTTTCATCTTCTGGTATTCGGAGTAAGGCATATCGGAGTATTTCTCTTTATACTCTTTAAAATCGTCCAGTTCTGCGTCAGCTTCTTTTTGGGCTGATTTACGGAGTCTTTTCAGCAATGTGAGATGATTGTCCAATGCATCTTTTCCAGCTTTACTTTGTTCTACTACCGGTCGCATCATTGCCATGTATTGCTCGTTAAGCAGCATTGAGATATGGTTACTGCTCTCTATAAACTCCTCTGAGGATGTGACCAGTTCTCTTTCCTTTTCGGTCATGCTGTCCCATATAGAGTCTACTTCGTCCCATACTGGTGACTGGCTGCGTTGCTCGTTAGCCGGCTGGGATACCTGCTGTTCATACATCCTTTTCTGTAGTTCCAGTTGCTGCTGCATCTGCTGTAGCTCTGAAATCTTCGTATCAAAAGTACTAGGGGTAAGTGTCGGATCACCTGTCATAAAGTAATTGTTCATAAGCTCGTAGTTAGTGGTTGATATTGGAAAGCGGCAAGCACGCCCGAAGGCGCACCGCCACTAACTTTCATTTTTTCTTTTTCTTGGGAACCGGCTTACTGCGCTGGCGCTGTTGCGGTGGTTCCTTGGCAGCAGCAACGTTGGCTGGGAAACCCAGTGACAGTCGGAGTGCTAGGAAGAGTTACCACACCCTTGATGTTGCGGCAATCAAGACGGTCTGTGTAGTTGATGCTAGCGGTAAACGCCTTGTCAATCTCACACTGGATGAGTCTGTCCTGGTAAGGACGGATTGCTGCACCTACAGCGACTTCTTTTTCGAGACAGCTGATGCGGGCATTCAGTACATCGAAGCCGTCACGCTGATTCTTGTACAAGCCGAAGGCTGCATTGTTCAACTTCTCTGTCTGATTGTCGTACAGGTCACGGATTGATTTGTACAGGCCAAAATCACCGTCTACCTGAGATTTGTACAGGCCGAAGTCGCCATCCACCTGTGATTTCCACAAAGCGAATTTTTCAGCAACGTCTGTATCACGATGTGCGTACATCTGATTCAGAGTGTTTACCTTCAGGCCCCACATCTCGTTTGTCAGTGACAATTCGGCTTCGCAAGATTTGCTGTAGGCGTTGAATGCAGTCGGAGCAACACCAGAACGGCCGGCAACGGCATCGCTTACTGTGTTGATATTTACGTTTTCGGGCATTCCGCCGCCGATACCAAAACCTCTGCCACGTCCCCAAATGGCAGCAGCACCTAGCGCTGTACCAATGATGCCTGTGGCCAATGCCGCATTACCGACACTTTTCGAAGCATATTCCTTACGATTCTCGTCATGGACATACTCCTTCTCCTTGATAATTTCTTTCATTTCAGTTTCCATAAAATCTTATGTAATTATGCATACGGTCAATATTAACCGCATCACAAAGGACATAAGAAGTTACTTGCTCATATGAATAGTTACTTGCGAATTACTTGCAGGAAATAAAAAAGGGACACCTATAAAGATGTCCCAAGCTACCTAATACAGGAGGTGTAAATCAAACGAGTCTTAGGCTAGCGAATTCTTTACCGATAGTATGTATACCGTCCTCTATTTTCTTTAATTGAGATTCGGAGATGTAAGTATTGCCTCTCTTGTATTGTCTCATCAATGAGTCATTGATGCCCACAAACTTCGCGAATGCGCTTACGTTTAATACCGAATAGTATTCAAAAAGAGAAGCCAGGTCAAACTTGAACACCGGATCAGCCTTCAGACATTGAGGAACCTTTTCTCCCTCATCATAAGTTTCAACAACCTCTTTCATTGAATTGAAGAAGTCCGCTTTCGCTTCGTTTACCGTATTACCAACACCAATCAAGGACAGACCATCCACATTGGTATTATATGCGATATATGTACCATCGCTCTGCTTCTCTATTGACACTTGAAATTTCATAATACAACCACTTATTATAAATTTATATATAGAAGGGAACCGGGATTAAAACCCGATTTCCTTTTTTAGCTTTTTCATTAGGCCAGATCTTACTTCCTGCGTCCAATGACGCTCAATTAAGATCCTTTTCCCATTTGCCTTGTTCTCGTAGATATCATGATTACTCCCATGCTTTACAAAAACAAAGCCATTTTCAATAGCCTTCTTCTTCATTTCATTCCAATTCATGATGACTCTTTTTGATTTACACTGCAAATATATAACATTTTTGTGATACACGCAAGAGTTTTATCAAAAAGAAATCCTTTTTATATGATCATCTATTTCCCGCCATGCCGACATTACGCTCCACTTTCTCATTTTTGTATCGTTAGAGCGGATAAACGACACCCCTTGCCTTGTTCTACCGATAAGCAAACCGGTCTCTTTATCTGATAGCTTGTCTGACAAGACTCTCACAAGCAGATACCTTGCGTCAGCGCACTCTTCCCGATTGGAATGGAGAATATCATTCTCGTTTATGCCCGTTACCATGATTACCACACCGACGACCTTTTGATATAATTCTGTAATTTTCATGCTGAACAACATATAAGGTTATGAAACAAAACATCTCAAAAACTGTTGATTAAGCTATGAAGCCTCACGAACAGTCCTTGAGATGTTAGCCCGTCTGTGATTTGGTCGTCGAAACGGGTGTGAGGCTTCTTTCTCTCCTGCCTCTAACGGAGTTTATTTTATTTGTTACTGATAACCGGCCTTCTACTTTACCGGATAACTTAGTGCTTAATAATCAATTAATGTCTCATTTTGTCCTCCTTTCTTAATAAACCTTTTTCCAATGGAAATTGTTATATAAATACAACTTAAACTTTTCATACCGGAAACGGTCTGTGAAGATAGTGCCGGTATTACCACATAAATAAATTATAACTTACTCCACCACCGACATACAATCCACCGGGATAGCCGTAGCCTACTTGCAGGCCAAGCCCCCAGCGTTTTGGTTTTAGAGTAATGATTTCCTTTTCCCTGTAGACTTCCATAAAGTCAAGGCTGGGCTTATAACCGCTAACCACTGCCCGGTAATTATCAGTCTTATACTCTTTGCTTGTTATCGGTATAAGTACCGGAGCCGAATCACCTTCTACGGTCCTATCGGTAGTGGTATCTATCAGGATCGGTAAATATACCGTATCGGTACGCTTTAAGGTTTCCTTTACCGGTCTGGGAATGGTATCTCTTATTGTATCCCGAATACGTACAGTATCTCCCTTAATGTACACCGTTGATGGATCGTGCGGATTACAACGCATCCACACGACCAAACCTATAAGCAGGCAGACTAATATCCAAGGGAGAGATTTCATAGTGTCTCCTTACTTGCCCAAGCCGGACCCGACAACAAAACATTCAGATCATCACCTTCGTAGACAGGATAAGGAAAAGATAGCTCTTCCGATCCGTCATCAGCAATAGTCTTAATCATCTTATGAGGAAATAACTCAGCATAGTGCTGACATTTCATCAAAGTTTCACTTTCATTTACACTCTTGCGAGGAACAAGGTTACGCTTGTCTATCTCATCCTGAGGGACCTCTTGCAAGTCAATTGTTGGGAATACTGTGTATTTCATAAACTTTACTATTTAACCAACTATATAATATCTATTGGGATATAAAATTCAGTGAGTTATGCATAAGTTTGCTCTCTTACTTCAAGTTCAGCTCCTCCCCCATTGTCAGCAGGCGCACCAATCCTGACAAGGCTGACTTTTTTTGCGTTTTTATTGATAATGACCACATCGAATGCCTGTTCATTTATTGTTCCATTAGTTCGCTTACCATAAATATAAGAAGCCCTTTCACCAATCTCATCACTATCCGCATTAGCCTTGTCGCAAGTTGTAGAAAATATTGGTATACCACCATCTGTCTTTTTCATTAAGTCCATATGCGTATGCCCCTGCAACATACACGCAACATTTCCACTATGCGAATCACATATATTAGCTATCCGCTGACCAATAGATGTTAATGTAGGAGTCCAAGATGTCGGATAATCATCAGACATATAATAATGAGCAACAACAACTGCAAGATAACCGTCTGGCATATTCGCTAGGGTATTGTTTAACCAAGTAGCCTGCGTTTCCTCAAATTTACCTGCCGAATCATCAGTAAACACCGAAAGGAACACATACCTCATTTTCTGGACAGTGTTATCTACATAATAGTAATTTGTATTTGCATCGCCTATAACACAGTCTGTCATGCCACTTTGTAATGATGACCATATTTCTGCGTCCGTGATATTGGTTTTTACCTGCACCCCATCTTCTTCAAAATAATTCATATATTCGTGATTGCCGATGGCGCGATATATCTTATTGCTTAAAGAATTAAACGCCAAGTTACAGTCTATGTTCAATCCGTCTGCATAATCTCCTCCCATTATAACTCTTGGCAACGGAACTCTGCTTGAAATGTAATTAATGAGCGCGGGGGAGTTTTTAGTATTGCGGAGCCAATGGATGTCCGTGATGAATACAAATGCATCGTAATTGCCTTGCGCATCCGCCATCTTACCTCTTATCGTTGATAGCTTATCCTTAAGGTAATTATCCTTCAAATAATATGCAGGTACAGGTTCGCTTCTAGTTTTTCGTATCTTAAGACCTGTATAAGTAGCATATAATGCACTCATACCGCTTGTTGTCGGGTACAACCTTACAGACAAAGCTTCATATAACAAAGAAGGCAAAAAAACTATTTTACCCGCACCCATTGACTTAATCTCAGTTTTTTCACCGTTTTTCGTAAAACCATAAATTTGTATTGATCTAGCAGAAATAGCATCTTTTATGTTATCACAAGAAATTTCAACCTGTTCATCAGCCGCAACCCCGAATCGGGCGATATCCTTATAGATATAAGTTGCTTTATCTCCTCCTGTATTATCGTTATTTACATCCTCTCCGACAAGATACTCGTTATAATCAAGTATTACGCCATCTTCAATATCCTTATCGTGGTATTTAGTTAAAGATATACCATCATAAATGTAAATAATTCCATTATATTTATACAATACACCTCTATCCAAGATATTAGTTTCTTCTGTATCAAATGGGGCTATGGAGCAACATCTATATATCTTATTTCTGGAGGTTGAATAATATAAATCACCGATTTTCCAATCGCTATAAATGACAGATGAAGCACCAATTCCAACCAGTTCAAACAATTTATCCTTACCATCAGCATAATCTTTTGCCTCTTTAATAATTAAGTTTGAGAAATCTGCATATAACTTGATTGTTCCAGACATAAGCACCGATGATCCTGTTAAGTAAATCGCTATAGCTTCAACATCGGAAGTAATATCTATCAATGTATTTACATTTAATGCGGGGCTCCTTGTCTCATCTGTATACCATAAGTACACACTAGGATTCGAATTTATTATTCCATCTGCATCCACAACATTAAATGTCACCTGAGAATCCTTTTTAATTATGCACGGGAACTTTACATCTGGTTCTACAGATAAACCCGCAGTTAGTGCTATATTTATCGTAGTTCTCCCTCCTGCTATTTTTTGCGTGTACGCAAGATTGTCAGAAACGCATTTAATACTTTCGTTTATCTCGGAAATAGACGTTGAAAGTGTTTCTACATCGTCTTCAACCCCATAATACTTGAATGAGGTGATAACATTTCCGGCATTATGACCTGTAATATAATATGCATAGCCAGTAATATCTCCACTTGTATAGGAGAATAGAGTACGCAGACTATCGTAAGTAGTCTTATTCTTGATAGTTCTGCTTATCCGCATACCGTCATTCTTATAAATATAGAATGTCAGCATACAACCCGGCTGGAAAATAGCATCAGCATCTACATATAATCCGACATCTTCTCCATCTGCAAGAGTGAAATCCCGATTAACATATTCGCCATTGGCAGGTATTGCGTCAGTATTGCTTCGTGTGTATCCAATTTTGGAAAATACTTCCTCAAAGTTCCCATCAATCGCAGTTGCTAAAGTACCCCATGATTTTTCAGAGTCTTTTGCTATGTCAAATATCTTTTCCATATTATTCGTTTTTAATTAATGTTTCATTATTTATTAAAGTATCGTTACCTAACATTGTCAAGTAGCTGGAGATAACTATGCTGATCTTCTGAGGAGATTTGGCGACCTTTCCGGTTATCTCGTAGGTTCCATCACCTCCCGAAACGGACATGTCGCTGATGGCGTTGGATGATACGCCTATCAGTTTATCAGAAGCGTTTGACAAGGTTATGGTGATAGTTACCGTGCTGCCTTCGGTTACATACACTCCCGGATTAACTGAGTAGGAGATTGAAGAGTAAGGGATGTTACTCTTTACAATCGGTCTGAACTCGATCATATCCGGATATAGCGTTCCTGCCTTATACTTTCTCAACTGTCTCTCTAGCAAGAATTCGGAGAGGCTGTAGGGGAAGAGCATGAGAGACCAAAGAGCGAGTTTGGAGAATCTGCTATCGCCATCTCTAATTGTTCCTAACCACATAGAGTCACTGTCAACGCCTGCACCTGCTTGGATAGGATTACCATTATAGATGTATTTTGATTGATAACAAATTTTTCTGGAATAATTTTCACTGTCCAAAGGATTATTTGAGCCAAAACTATAGGTATAATCATTACCAGTATCACTATTATTAAAAATGAATGCACCATTAGAATTATTATAACTTTTAGATACAACTCCTCCTTTTACTAAAGCAATCTCTCTATCCGCAACCACAGTATAGTCCTTCAAAACAGGGAGACCGGTTACCTTGCCGAAGTCGTTGATGCCGTCGAGACAGAGAGCGTGTTCGATGGTGGGGAGGACTTCGATAGTGATATCACAATCAAAACTCGATACTCCTTTCTGAATTGGAGTAATTCTAAATCCTATCCACGTGCTATTAGGCAAAATATCTGTTGGAATAAATGACTTAGGTATTTTATGAACTCCGTTTTCTAAAGTTAAAATAGTAATGTTAGCAGCATTTTCTTCACTAAGGTAATAATATTGCAATTTACTTTCTCCTTCAAGTCCTATTACTTCAATATCAAAAGAAGGTATTTCTTTAATATTTAATAGTTCATTATTTCGTTTTACATAACTAAATATAAGACCATTAGAATTTAATACCTTGGTAATATGTAATTCATTACCATTTATATTACTAGTAAAATTATATGTTGCATAGGTCTCCCAAGTCTTATTAGCACCAAACACAACCGGATAGCTATTGATACCACTTTCCCCTTCCCAACCAATATTGTTCAACTGAATGTTGTGACCGTTTATGAAGTCAATCAACTGATCGTTGAACTCTGCGTGGTTCTCGTTAGTGATGCCCTGCTTCTTGATGTTGTAGTATAATTGAGGCTTGATGATCTGTCCTGGACGGTCCAAGTTGAAATAGGAGATGATCTGATTGATTTCGTCGGTGGTCAGGACTTTGTTGGCGATGAAGCCTCCGGCGTAAGCGATCTGAGATAATTCTCTGTAACTTCCATTAAGATACCAACCCTGTACAAAAAATTTAGAATCAATATTTGCATTAATATTGTTGTATCTAAGGGTATAATCAGCTTTATCTCCTAATATTGAATTAATAATAGTAGCACTACCTTCTTTTACCGTATATCCATATATTCCTGTTTTACCATTGCTTACATCTTTCCCTACTGCGATAGAAACACCATAAGAATCAGCTTTAGTTCTAATTACATTAGTATAATTATTGGTATTTGGAGTTGATATCTGATGAATAATACTCACCACCGTAATCTCATTGCTACCCTCCAACATCTCAGAGACGGGCTTGACGGACTCGATTATGTCGTCTACTCCGTCTGTACATAGCCAGCCTTCGAAGTCGGGGAGTTGCTCGATAGTAACAGAACCGCCGGCGGATGTTGAGAATCCAATATTAATAGGTTCTGTGCCATTAAATAATGTATTCTTAGATTCAGGCAAATCATACACTCCATCAGAAGTAATAGCAATTGAAGTTCTGATAGCCGTATTGGTCTCACTAACATAAAAGTATCTTAATTCGCTAGTTAAATTAGTAACTTTTATTTTAAAAGCAGGAGTATCCGGATAACTAGAAGAATCTTCAATGGTTTTATAGATAATCATATGACCTATAATGCCATGATTTGTAGCAGATAGTTTATTATGTGTTCTAACAACTTCTACAGAGGCAGGAACAGTTTGATAAGTAGTAAAATCAGTTCCATACAGCCCATATCCACTGCCCTCCGCAAATCCGAAGTTCAGCAGGCGCATGTCGTTCCCGTTGCCGGACAAGTCCTTCAAGATTGCCCGGTCAGGGTCGTCGTTTGTCTTGCCCCAGGTGGATATAGCCATCTTGACGTGGCTGAGTAATTCGGGGTCGATGTAGGGACGACCGGAGCCCGAAGAAGCTACCGGAACTCCCAAGCGTATCGCATTCATGCGAATAGGATCAAGCCCTATCGCATCAAGCTTAATTGGATTTAATCCTATTGCGTTCATTACTCTTCTGATTCAAAAATAGAAGCCTTTACCGGTTCCGTTTCACATTCGATTTTGAGATATTGTCCGGGGATACAACCGACAACCGGACAAGCAAACACTTTTGTATAGCCTCTACTCGGCAGTGGAGAGTAATTCTGCCCGTCATAGCTTATATACACCCAAAGCTTACCGCCTTTTTCAAATGTAATCTGCAATCCTACTTCCGCAGAATTTACCTGAACGGCATCGCTTACATAGTTCTTCTCACCCTTTGTGAAGGTTATAACTGTTGATTTCATGATTGTTCCTCCTCTTATTATGATTCAAATTTGATATCGTTAACTCTGTTCAACCATCCGCGTTTGAACTTGTTGTTTGCGGGACGCTTCCGGCAGATATCTTCTATAAAATCGAAGCGGGCAATCTTGATACGATCGAATAACTCGCGTGGATTCTTAGAATTAACTGCCGCTATAGTTTTTGGTCCGACAATTCCGTCCGGCATTACACCAACCAATTCCTGCGGAATCTTGATACCATGAATACCGGAGGCCCATATCCAATCAACTAAAATATTAGCGACCGACTGAGACTTGATCTCGTCTGCCTTCCATCTATCCCAGTACATAGTTTTCAATATCTCTGTCCATTCCTCCTTGGAAAGATTCTTTAGTCTCTCTATAGTCGGTTTAGGATAGCCTTTCTTTCTACAATACGCCTCATAGGTAGCGATTGTTACACCCATATTAGTAGCACCTCCCAAATCATCCGGATCATTAACGAAACCGCCTTCCCATTTTAGAATAAACGGTGCCAATTTCTTCACATCTGCCATATATGTTTCCTCCTATAAAATTAATGTTAATACTCCCAACGCCAAACCTCCGCAATCACAGATAATATCCTTGATGGAAAACTCGCTTTTCTTACAATACTTGTCGTATATTTCCTTCAGAATAAAGATCGCAACGGTTATAGCGACCGCTAACCATAGCGGAATATATTTTGATAGCCACATAACCAAATTCTGGCATACTATAATGTGGACCATGCCGTCTATGCCTATCATGGATAGAAGCTTGCCGGCTAGTGCGCTGATTTTATTTATCATATTCATTTTCTATTTTATAATTTATTACTTTTGCAAAAAATGATACACCTATGGATATTTCAGAATTAATAAAAAGCTATAACGCTGAACAAAAGAATGTATTTACAGGATTTTGCATACAACTGCCACTATGCTTTTCTATTTTGTATTTATATATACCAGAGTTTAAATCTCTCGATGTATATTTGCAAATCATATTTACGGCAACTTCTTCTATATTATCCATTTACTTTTCTTTTATATGGTTATGTCTATGTTCTTCTATATCAAAAAGAAGATACAAACTAGAAGCCTTTATACTAATTCTTCCCATATTAGTGACATCGTCTAAATTACTTATATCTCCTTCAGATTACATCCTAGGATATGAACATGCTTTAACTACGTTTCTTCAAGCTTCTGCGATTCTTTACACTCCTTTTGCCATTTTTGGGCTTATTCTCCGCAAATGCATAGAGTATGATAAAAAGCAAAAAGGGAAGAACATAAATAATAGTGTATAAATTCATACTTACTTCTCCTTTTCTATAATCTCCTTCACATCTTCTTTATCAACCTTGAACACCTTCTTTCCAAAGACTCCCAAAGCTCCAATTACATTTATATTGATCCCCTTTGGTTTCAATATATTGCCGACAATCGAACACCCTTCGATGAAGCATACCAATAAGCAAGAATACACATCAATAGGATATTCGCTATGACTTGCCACAGTGATCATGCAGACCATGCAGACAAAAGCAAAATAAGTAACCATCTTTCCCATAGTAGCGCGAATTGCACGAGAGAATCTGACTTTTTCACCCATTAGCATACTTTTTCTGACACCGAAGAGAAGATCACAAAGGATTACCGCGCATGATACAATCAGCCACGGAATCATATTCTGCAATGACTCGGAAACAAATGCGGTAGCGATTGCTGCAAATCCGCCTGTAGTTGTATGTACTATAGCTTCCTTCATAGCAAACAGGTCAAGTAAACGGTTAGCAATGAAATTAACTCAATCCAGAACATCGACTTGCATGCCGTCAGGTCCCATATAAGGTTTCCGGACCAATTCTTGACTACAAACGTTATCGCGTAGATCAGAAATGCAGCCCATAGCAGCAACCAGTACCACGAATTGCATCCTACCCATATCTGAGAGAATACAAGCGACATCACCGCGCCGGCTATATGAGCTTTCTTGTGCGCTCCTCTAAAATTCGGGGATACTCCCAACACGATCATTCCGACTACAGAAAGAAAGATCAGGAACTGACTGTTTTCTGTACTTGCATCCAATGCGGCCGGAAGCAACAGCAAAGACGGGAGAATCATGCATATACCGAACCAATACCTGTTACTCAGAATGTAATAGGTATCGGAAATAGAATAAGGGATGCCCTTTGTCTTGTAAATCATCACACCAACATAAGATGCGAAAACCAATAATGATAGTAGTGTCAAAATCATAGTTTTATCTGTTTATAATGAAAACTCTAGTTTATTCGGATAACCGGTCTTGTAGTTGTAAGACTCGACTTCCTCTCCCGTCTGCAATCCCCGAACGAAAGCAATATGCTGCTGCGTCACATTATAGCAATCAAGAGCGTATAACTCTAATGAGTTCAGCATAAGGAGAGCACTTGAAACAGGTATCGTATACTTTACCGCATCAAACCATAAAACGGTATCCAGTCTTCCGGCCTGCTTCTCAATATTGATTGAGTTAACAAGACCTACGCGGTCCTCTTTGGTAAGCCACATTCTCTTTCCGGAGAGAGTGAATGAATTCACAGCGTCTGACTTGTCATAAGCATTAATATCCGCTATCTTCATCTCTTTTAGTTCATCAAGGGTATACTCATGATCAACCAATACGGGATAGCCGCTTTCGTTCTCCCTTATTTCCTTTCCGGATGACTGACCGTCCAGCAACTCCTGCCAGTATTCTTCCGTTATCCCTACTGAGCCTTCTTGCGGCTCATCGTAGAATCCTTGTTTCCAATATTTTGCCATAATATTATTTATTTCCAACGCCCAACGGCTATCCAATAAAAGTCATTAGTTCCTGCACCGGTACCGTTTGAATCTCCCACTGTATATCTAGTCCTTACTGTAAAATAACTAGTTTGTATTATCGTAATTAAACCCGTAACAATGTTCATACCGTTGCCTGGTTCACGATAAGTAACAATGGGAACATAGGCACCATTATAAAATGCTATTGGCGTATAAACAGTATTAGTACCACTAGAACTTGCTGTCTTGTAACCCCATTGTATCAATAAACCATTGTTAAACTTAGCATATCCGTTCTGACCTAATGATACAGTCATAGCGTTAGACAAGTCTGCCTTTGCCAAGTTGGGAATCATGTTCAGCAATTCTACAACTCTATCTCCTGTAAATCCGCTATTATAATCACTCATGCAAACTCTTTTTTAATCACATTAAACGTACTTCCATCCGAAAGAAAGAAACGACCTTCAGCAACAGCAAACGCCTGCCTCTTTCCTATTTGCGAGATGGTAGTGGAGACAGATGCCTGTACTCCACTATTAGTTGTCCTAAACACAACAGTCTGCTCCCTGTCGAGTCCTTCATTGGCAACATCGCTTGATGCGCTTGCGGTCCCATTGGAACCGGGAGTGATAACGATGTTGCCTTCTCCTTCTTTCCAAGGAATCTGTATGCTCATTACGCAGCAGTCCAAGAAGTGTTAGACGTAACATTAACGGATACAGCAGATCCACTCTGAGGAATAGTAATCTCAGCCGGAGAAACAGACAATGTAGCATCACCGGCAGCCTGTTTGATAGCAATCTGAGCAGCTTGTCCGCCATTGGCCGTCACCTTTAAGGTTCTAACGACCTCTTCGATAGTATCATTTTTAGGAAATTCCAATTCAATAGAAAAGGGAAACTCTGCGGTAGCTCCCGGATCACCAGAAATAGTAGCCGCATTGTTAGTCTGCGTTCCATTGGCATTATACTTTGCAGGCAAGGTAACATCAACTACACTCCCCGCCCATGCAAACGTCAATTTCGAAGAGTTTGTTTTACCCTCTACGGTCACAGTACCCGCTGTCTTGGGAGCAGACATTTCCGAACCGTTATCAAAAGAAGCAAACTCAGATTTCGGAGATTGAGTCACCTTATAAGTTGAAGGAGTGGAAACACCAACACCGGTAACCGTTACTGTACCAGTACGAGCTGTACGCCCAGTATGAGCGTCCGCGCTATTCGCAATAGTTCCGTTACCTGATCCGGTAGACGGATTTAATTTTAACCAACTAGGTTTTGCCATAATACAACATTTAAATAAAACAATTCAATTAACTATATCATTCTTCCTGCACAGCCTGCCATACCACATTGGACAACACATCGACATTATCCTCAAAGTTATTCGAAGGCATCAGCCATATATATTCAGGGTCTACCTTTAAATAAGCCTGCTTACCAACATCACAGACAACTCCTATCGACACCTTCATGCCCGTTGCCGAAGCGGAAACCTTCATCTCATCAGCTTTGGCCGAGACATTTCCAATGCCCTTGACAGCCTCGATATGTACAGATATGCATCCCATTTTACACTGTCTTTATACCGGTATTCATCTTATCTACCTCTACTCTTGTTCCGCCTTCATAGTCGGAGTCAGGAAGGTAAGCCGTAGTCTCCAGCCAGATTTCCCCCGATCCGATAATCTTAGTGTCAACATAGCAGCTGTAGCTGTTCTCATTAATGCGTACCATCTGAGACTTCTCTATCACCTGTGAGGCGGAGAAGACAAAGAAGCGGCATTGGAAGTCCACATCATCCATTGTCAGCCCCGAAGGGAGGTCGATGGAGATTGCCAACTTGATTATTGTACCTTTTGCTCGCATATATATTATCTTGATTCTTTGTTGTTATACATTGAACAAAACTCAACTACTTGGAGAAGTAAAGTTTAAACCACCAGTATTAGGAGCGTCTTTTCCACTATACACGTTGAGCATAAATAAGAATAAATTAATATCGTTATAATAGACTCGCATGCTAGTACTTGATGTATAAACTCGATCTACAAACCATATACCCAGTGTTGCACTTGTTCCTTGAGTGTTTAAAATAGGCTCAATCATGGCAAAATTATCACTATGACCGACTACGTAATATTTTAATTTAGAACCGTTCCAATGAGCGATCAACCTTATAAATGACCCTTCCGATCTCATATAGCACGTCCTAATTTCTACACCTTTGTAGTGTATACCTGTAGCTGAGTAATTAGTATCTCCTCCACCTTCCCTATAAATATTTGCACTACCATCAAATGATCGGGAAGCAGTACTTACAATTGTGAATTCAACTCCATCAAACTTCTTATCATTAGGCAAACGCAAGGAAGAAGTTCCGCTAAATAATATGTTCACTTTACTGTAAGCAACCTTGTCGGGATCTACTGAAGTACCATTAGCTTGTATAGGAGTATTGGTCGCAAATCCATATACATGTCCCCCATTCGAATATTGATCCCCTGTTTTAAGATTGAATGCCAGATTAGGTTTAAAATTCCCACCCTGCGGATTTTCCTGATTAAATTCTTGATAATTGGAGGTTGGATTCCCATCAGCATCTATTCCTTGTTGAGAGAACATAAAGTCTCCTTTAAATATAGCCTGTGAAAGATGTGCAAAATCTTTCATTGTAATTGAATCTGCCACCACACTACCCTGAAACTCATACTCTTCGGATATTGGGTCAAGTTTAAATACAATATTTCCACCCACAAGAGCAAAGATTCCCGTTCTTTTCTCTCCATCGACTGTAATACAATCTCTTCCTAATGCAATACCGGTCAGTTTCCCACTGCTATCCTTGGTTCCAGAAAATATCTTAGGTGAAATAAGGTATTCTCCACCTATTTCTGTTTTATTATTGTTCCAATCTTCTACCCAGGGAAGGAGATTTGCATCCTCTCCCGGTTCGCCGTCCTTCCCGTAATGCCCAAACAGGTGATAATTCTTATACTCTCCCCACTTTCCATCCTGTAGAGTACGTTCACAAGTGTACTCATAAGGATAAGTTTCCGATGCGCCACGAGGATTATCCACCCACCATAGCACATCTTCCCAGTATGCTTCATTGGTCGGAGCAATCCCCGAATGCGCCTGAATAGCTACCTTGTATACATTATTGTATTTTACTATGTTACCTGCCGAATAGAATTTTGAGCTACTGTATTCAGAAGCATCACCAATGTATTCGTTAACGTATTCGTTGGATGTCGGGAGGTCAATAACATTACGCTTAGACTTTGCAAGCAGGTAAACCTGCTCCTCGGTCTTGGAGTCCGTTGGGAATATGACAGGTTCGCTCCAGGAAGGAGTTGTTTTACTATCAATCACTGCGGTGGAATACCAACAGGTAGTAGGATCGAGCATACGGAACTTGACTCTGTCCTCGTTATTACTTGTGCTGCTGTCTTTCGTGTATACAATTTCAACAAAGTGACTGCCGGCTGTAGGCACTGCAATATCCACCACCGCATTGGTTACTCCACTTCCCTCCCAGGCATGTTCGTTGGAACTGCTATATGATGTATCAAGGGCTTCTACGATACCTTTGTCGTAGTTCTGCTCGGATGATACATCAATCTCTATATGTATCATCTGATTAGCTCTTCTTGTCGTAAATGACACCCTTTGCTTGTATGTCGAGGAATGAGATGTAGGAGATGGAGAGACATAGTAATCACCGTCTTTTGTAAAGTTACCCGAATACGAGAAGGTAATATCCTCCCGATCCGGAGAAAGGGACCATCCTGCCGGATTTGTACCGGTAGGCGTAGCAGGCTTTCCGAAAGCATACTTATACCGTAGCTCCGTATATTTCCCCGGTAATCCCTTGAATCGTATAGGATCACCCCATGTGCCGGAAGAAGCGCTTGAAGCGACCTTCTGAGAAATCCAGACAACATCTTTTGTTGCGTTAGTGTGCCATCCTCCGCTTGTTCCGCTTCCGGTCGGACGGGATGGTTCATCTTCGCTGTCATGGTATGTAATGAAAACACTCAGGCCATCCGTGCCGTCAGTACCATCTGTTCCGTCCTGACCGTCCGCAACCATCAACTCCCAAGCGGTGCCGTTATAGATATAGACGATACCATTACTGGTATTGCGATAAGCCCAGTTTTTTTGAGGATTGGCAGGAGCGCTTGATAAATCCCCTTTCCACGTAATACTGAGCCCGTCTTTACCATCTTCACCATTTATACCGTCAAGCCCCTTCTTCCCGTCTGAGACAACAGCAATCGTTTCGCGGTCGATCAGTACTACTCCCGATGTTTCATTGTAAAGCCGGAACTGTATCTTATCTGTTATCCCGGAGACGGATATTTGCTTATCCGGAGTATAGCTAGTCGCATTTCCTGAGTCTATAATATAATCCATTGAGTAGCCAACTGGCAGAGAGGATACGACAGTAGAAGCTCCGTCGGTCTTCATCACCCGGCAGGATATATTCGAGACATCACTGTTCCCGTCAGCATCTCTCTTTATGATATTGGTCGATGGCTGAAGCGAGTAAATGACCGCGTTCTGACCATTTGTTCCGTCGGTCCCATCCTCTCCATTTTCCCCGGGCTTCACTTTGTTTATCGACAAATGCAGGGTACGTTCATACTGAGAACCTTTGTATGTTACCCGTCCCGTTATGGGTATACGAATTACATCAGCCACCGCAGCAGTAATAGCTGTTACCTTAACTATCCCCGTGCTACGATCAGCCGTTGCTGTCACGCCTGTAATGCTGCCTACAGAAAGAGAATCAAGAGGAAGCTCGGTTGTTCCGTAGAACATAGAGAATGTCGTCGTGATGGGCAAACCAAATACCACTGTACCGTCCAGAGAGCAAGCTACAGACTGCATTTCATCGTCAAGATCAGCAGAGATGCTTCCTTCTCCGTCAAGACCATTCTTACCATCCTCAGTCATCACATACCATGCGCCATCCTGGTATACGTAGCATTTCTTGTCGGTAGTATTACGATACCAGTATCCGTTCTGAGGATTTGCCGGAGCAGAAGAGAATTCCCCCATAAAAATGAGGCTTGTACCGTCTTTACCGTCAGTACCCGGTTTACCATCCGTACCGGGCTGTCCATCTTTACCCGGTTCGCCCTTGAGATTCTCCTTTGCTTCCTCGTCCAGATTAGACCAGCTAAGGGTAACGCCGGAACCTAATGTAACCTTATTGTTCTGAGGATTATAAACAATATTACCTTTCCCTATATTTACAGTACCATCAGGATATAAACCATAGATAAGAGCGCCATTTTCATCTACAGCTTTTATCATTCCGTTTATACTGTAAAATCCTTTAAGCCCCTCAGTTCCCGGTATATCCCCACCTACGCGGATTTTAATCTTATTGGTCCAATCTTTTGAGTCAATATCAAACATGACGTCAATCGCAGGCTGGCCATTCTCATCTGCATGCAGATAAATAGCAGACTGCCTGTCCTTATTTTGAGAATTCCCAAACTGAACAAGATCATCTCCCGCTTTAGGAGGATTAAGGACGTTTCCCGAATCATCCAGATTGAATTCTGATAAAGGAATATGAAGAGTTTTCGTTGACAGATCAACAGACTCAATTTCCACATGATACATTCTCAAATCAGTGCCGGAAAATGTTTGGCAACGTATAAAATCATGGGCGACAAGGCTTACATCCTCATCTTCCAGTTCTATTAAGTATTCCGTTCCATCATCGGATATACGAGCGGATTTAACCTTCCCCTGTCCCTGGCTGATAGTTTGCGCCCCCATTATGGAGCGAATTTTACTTATCAGTAATTCAAATACTGTGAACTGACCGCGAACGAGCAATGCGTCTATCTCCAGCTTCCATTTGCCCTTGATATACTCCCACAGCTTCCATCCATGACCGGCAAATCCGGACACGAAGTCTTCGACGTATTCCTTTACGCCGTTCGACAACTTACGTCCTGTCGCTTTCACAGAACAAAGAAATCCGTAGAACTTACCGTTACTTAGTATTGCCATATTATTCTAATTCTTCAATCAATGAATCTTCAACTTCTTCTATCAATTCTCCGCCACGAACTACAAGGCCACCGTTAGCTGCAGAAAATCCTTCCGACACAAATCCCTTACCGAGAGTTATCAATCCTTCTGCTTTGTCATCTTCAATGCTGCTAAGGGAGCGACGTTCAATCTCATCAATAATTCTTTTTGCCGAAAATGTATTGCGATCCGTAGGAACAGTCTTGTCATTCAAACCGATGAGATATATACTCGTTCCTCCACTTCCTGACACAGAACCGGTATATGCCTGTCCCTTGTATGTAAGAGAATCAAGTTTACTCTCTATCTCGCCTATACGCGAATATGAGGCAGTCTCTCCAACCGTATAAATTGGATGATCGTAAGGAATATCCAGCGGCCACTCAAAACCAATTATTCTGGATTGTCTGCTCTTAGGAAAGAAAGCCTTATTGATCAGGTTAACTTTGTCTCCCACCTCATAGGTGATAATATTCTCATTATTATAGATGAACTCAGGGTCCATATCACAATCGTAGGTGGAAGGATCAATCATAGACTTCTTTACATAGTCTTTTGCCTTTTTCAATAACTCATCTTCGGCCTCCGGAATCAATTCCTCTGAAACATAAGCCGTATCAAAACCATAAAGAACATATGTGTCAGAATTAGCAGGAAACAAAATGTTGTCAGGAAGGTAACGGTCGGGACCGTAATCCTCATTACGTACAATTTCGAAAGTGGTACCGGAATCATCACTCTCCTGCAGAAGTAACTCAAAGTCCAAGCCCGCGAGTTTTCCTGTCTGAAAGATTAAGCGGAAACTTTCTCCGTCCAGCCGGAAGTCATTTGTAAAATTCTTCAGTCCTGCATCCTTGAACGTATAGATACGATATTTGTCTCCTGTTGGATTGTCATCCTCGTCAAGTTCATCTTCCTCCCGGTATGTTACATTTGATAATGTGCCGACATATTTGGGATATTCATCTTCAAAGATGACAATTCCCTCTACAGCTTCTTCCTGCGACATCTCCACATTATTATTGTCATCATAATGAGTTTCACCAATGTATATACGTTCTCCAGTAGGACTATAACGGTAAGCATCCACATAAGGAACTTCCTCCGGGAGCATAAGACGTTTCTGGACCACACCATTTAAAGTAAGCTCCTTGTCATCTTTGCTAAAGTAGCTGTCAGGAACCTTTCCCTTAATGATGTTGTCAATTGTATATCTATCACCGAGCGAGGCCGTTACTCCGCTAGGCAATTGTATTACGTTAGCGGAATCACCGATTAAATGGTCCGGATTATATACACAGGAGAATGTCTTACCCGAATTTAGTCCGGAAAGAAAGGTCACTGTAGCATCTGCCGACGATCCTTTGAATAGAGTTATATCATACGAAACATAAGCCGAGAAAGAATCATTCAGAATAGAGGATTCACGGGATGGGACATGTGCGTATATCCTGATCTTTAAATCAGTAGCATTCCCTTCAATCTGCAAAGAAGAAGCGACAGCAAACACAGCAGAGACTTCGTACTGCTGCTCTTGGGATAAGGTAACCGTTTGATTACCTATAGAAACTTCTTTAGTTACACCAGATAATTTATAGACATAAGATGCCCTCAAAACATAATCACCGGCAGGAAGAAAAGAACGTCCTGATCCGATTGAAGGAATAACCGTGGATACATTAATTGATATGCCTTCTCCTGATGAAACCTTATAATCTCCTGCAGGTAACGAAGTTACGATATCAGTGTCATGCGTCCATTCTACATAAGATGCAGTAAAACTGCCACTACCTATACTTTCCTTTACCGGATACTCTTCTTTGTGAACGACGCGACTTGGGAAATACTTTACATCAAGCGGTCTTGCCGTATCGGATATTTCCCTACCGTTTGCCTGCTTGACATCAAAAATAAGATTCTTACGGTAAGTAGAAGGAATGTTTCGCGTTGAACCAAAGGCATAAACACGAGTAGCGAAAACCGTCTGACTATCGCTACGCTGCATGGAGCTTACGTTTACATCCTCAGTATCTGTCAAATCTCCGGCCTTGAAATCTACGGGAGAGCTGTATTCGCAACGTCCGAAATGAATTGTCTTATCAGTTATCCACCATTCACACTCCCATGTCTCCGCCATTTGGGTAAGGGCATCAATCAGGTTTACGCTATCATACGAAACGAGCTTGGAAGTGTTTTCAACCGTAGTGTCAATCTCATATTTAAAATCCTCTTCTCTATATTTGTATCCGAGTGATTTCAGGTTATCAAGGAAGACTTTAAGATGAACGTCAAGAGTGGCTGTCAGGTTCCAGCTCGCCTCGCGACCGGTACTCTCCGGAGTATAGAAAAACTTCTTGTTTTTCCACTTCCAGTAGTAGGCGTCCAGCCGGAGTTCGTAATCATAACCACCGGTTGTAGAATTATAGGTGGGCTTGTACAAGTCTACAAGCTCAAACATGCCAATTTCGTTATCTATACCATCTCCTAGTTGAAAGTAGATAGGATCTGCAAGAGAAAACTTCAAAGTTATATAGTCTTCCTTCATCAGAAGAAAGTGCCGCTTTGATCCTTCGTTGATAGAAGTAGAAAAACGAATGTTGCCGGATATGTCTTTGATGTCTATTAATTCTGCCATATCACAAAGTTCGTTGATAGAAACATCAAAACATAAAATCCGGCAACTCTATAAACCACAATTCGCCAATTGTGGTAACTTTATTCCCTATTCGCAGGATTCGGCTCGTTCAGCTTAACTGAAATCTTTGAAAACGTTCTTGCAGTATTGAAGCCGAAAGATGCTGACCGGAGATAGTATATATGATAAACCTCTTCACCTAATGCCGGAACTTTGACTGTAAATTCCCCCTTTGTTATCTCATTCAGGAACGCCTTGTACTTGGCAGTATAATCGGATTGGGAACTTCCTTTTAGTGTAAATGTAAGAGTCAAATCCCGTTCGTCCACCTTTCTGTTCTCAATTATAATTCTTTTCCCGTCCTGCAGACGAGACTTGTTCTCAATCACATCTTTCATCGGAAGTGGAGCGTAAATAGCTTCTATGAATCCATCTCCCATATTGACTCCCCACATCGTGTAGGCATCTTTGTTATTGATTAGTAGGTCTCCTGTCATAATATTACTTTTTTGATAATTCGTACTTTGACAAATGTCGTAAATTTATAGCTGAACCATCTCTACTTTACAAACAAAAATCCCACAATATAAGAAATGTGCGAAATTATGCTTAAATAAAAGGATTATCTTCCCAACTATCCAAAACTGTTAAAAAACCATTAAAAACCTATAGTATAAATAGTTAATCTGACAATCAATCAATCAATCTTGATTTATATTATTTATATTTGCAACATCAAAATAGCGTGACTATGACACGTTACAAACAAAGGAAAATTAAATATGAAAACTTCATCTTACACACAGGACCCATTAGTAATCGAAAAACCATCACAAAAGCTTCTTGAATTTGTGAGAGAATTGGAGCGTAGGAAATGTGAAACCAAAAATGAACTTTTAACTAAAAAGGATAAGTATTTCCCCGCTAAGAAAAAGTAATGAATATCACACTGCCTATTGAGTGCTCTGACGGACACCAATACCTTCTAAAGCTTACTGACTGTAAGAATATACCAATTGATTCGACTATTGAAATTGTAGATATAGCTCTGATTTCAATGTCAAAGACAGAAATTATTAATAATGCAGGAACCTTAAATAAAATAGCGTCAATACTCTTCAATTTTTTGGATGAAAATGATGTTATTCTATATTTTTATTGTTCTAAAGACCCAATAAAACAAAGAGATACTAGAGGAAAAATGTCATATCAACAATACCGCAGTTTTTTATTTACTTCTATGTTTGATAGAGCGACTCGACATCATAAGGGGGAGTTTATAAATAAGTCTATTATTTTAAAAGATATGATATATGGTGATCACTATATCCATCTTATAGCTCAATCAAAGCACTCCGATAAATTGGATAAGCTTGAAGGAGAGCTCAACACATTCAATAAGTAATTAGGCGGACTAACATCCGCCTTTCTTTTTACTTTTTTGATAACCCATTAGTATTTCGCTTGACCTCTGCAATATCAGCCGCCATCTGCTGTATAGGTTTCACCATGATGTTAGTATTGTCACGAATGTCTGTTATAGCCTCATAGGAAAGCCGTATCAGGTCCCTTGTCTCTCCTGCAATATCCTTTATTCCAGACGTGTTTGCACCTATGGACAACATACCTGCCTTCAAGTCAAGAATAGACATTGTTTGAAGTTGATTCTGATTCTTGATTTCCTCTCCGGCGATCTGAAGGGCGGTGAAGCGTCCGTTCAATTCGTCAGCAGAATCCTGAGACATTGTAGCAAAGCCTTTCTTGGAAGATTCCTGGGAAGTAGATGTGCCGCCACCGCCTACGATCTGCTCCCATGCCTTTCTGTCTTCAAGAGCACCATTTACAATAGTATCCCACCCTTCTCTTAAGTCTTTAATATCAGAAGAGGTGATACCTCCCTCTTTGCCCATGGCCTCAGAAAAGGATTCATACCATTTTCTTAATTCATCTTCATATCCCTTCGCGAACATTTGAGTGAATACAGCCTTTCGCATATACTCTCCAAAATTATCAGCAAAGTCTTTGGATGAAGCATCCATGTCCATGAGAGTATCTATGAAGTTGTCAAACAGACTATCGAATGACGTCTGAGTCAATTGTTCTTGAACGGCTTTCTGAATATCTTCTATTCTCTCTCCACCTTCAATAATCTTATTGAGGTAGTTTTGAACATCTCCATCCAACTTAGACCAAAATCCAGGAGCTTCCTCTTTTAACTTTTCAAGCTGTTCAGCCGTCAAGTTAAAGAGACCGGAAAGTCTTCCTCCTATAAAATCCGGATCTTTGCCGATTGACTTAGCAAACTCGTCCCATTGATCCCATAATTCCTGACTCATGCTATTGCGAATACGAACACCAATAGAGTGGGAACCGGCAGATGCGCCAGATTGCAATCGTTCTCTTCCTAATATTTTATAAGACTCAATGCTTTTGTTTGCTATTTCAATAGCTTCATCTCCCGCTTTAGCAGCTTCGGGACCATAAGACATATCTATGTATTCTTTTTTCTTATCAATTAACTCATCCCATATTTCATTTAACTTGTTATACTCATCAACCATTTCATTGTAACGAGAATAGTCAGCACCACCAAAACCGAATAATCCGGCAATAGTATTCCCAACGCCCGCCAAAACGCTAACTGCACCTGTGATAGCACTAAAAGGTTTGGTTAAGTCTATTCGTTCCAGCCCACTCATTACTTGCCCGATACCATCCAAAGTCTTACTTATGGCTTCTGGAACCTTCACCCCAAAGTTTTCAAGCATTCCAACAACGTCATTGCCTGCATTTACAACCTCCATGCCTTTTTGCCCGATAGAATTTGCTGCTTGAGTTAACTTTGACAAAGCTTTTTGTCTGTCAGATTGAGCAGCGGCCAAGTTATTTTCTGCTTGGGTAAGAGTCAGTAATCTAGTAGTTAATTTCCCGTTCTCATCGGTATATACTTTAGTTATTACCTCTCCTCCCTGAATAACAGTATTTAAATCCTCTTGAGCCTTGATTACCGCAGATGTAGCATTACGATAATTATCTGCACTATTTTTCAGTTCTCCCAAGGGATTACGTACTGTTATTTTTAGATCAATTTCTTTGAAGGCATCTTGCAACGCTTTAAGATCAGTAGGTTTTATATCTTTAGCTGCTTTATTTATAACCTCTTTCAGGTTATCACGCATCTTAACCAGTGCCTCAGTAGACTGAGCATCAAGGTTTCCGAATATGTTTGCAAAATTGATAGATGATTTTAGTTCTTCAAAGCTAACTTCCTTCAGTTTATTTTCCTTCTCTTTTTCCAAGGACTTCTTAGCGCCCTTGGTGGTAGCTTCACTGATTTTAAGGTTATATTCTTCGTTTATGGCAGCTTTTTTTTGTTGAAATGTACCATATTCTTTAAGATATTCATTCCAGTATTTCATTTCTTCCTGATAAGGATAAATATCTTGCCGTAAAATGGTATTATTTATAATTTTATCAAAAGCAGATGTATCAACTTTCACAGTAGATGCATCAAACGTTTTCTTTTTATAGTTATTAGTCTGCTTTTCCCGCAAACTCTCCTGTTCATCAAAGGCCTTTCGCTGAAGCTCGATCTCCGTCCGGATATAATCTTCCCGCTGACGTTCTAAATCCTGTATCTCCTTCTTGTTGTCCAATTCACGTTGTGCATGAATCTTGGCTTCTCCCTCTGCCATAGCGTCAATACGAGACTGGGTAAGTTGATTCTCCAGATCTTGTTCCTTGCGCTTCCTTTCGGTTGCTTGTTTGTTCAATAGTTCGGAGATTTTCTTTTGCTGGTCTACGATGGAGTTATAATTTTTATCTGGGTCTTCATACTTTCCGCCTAGCCCAGATACAGTTACTAACTTTTCAAGGGCGTTAGACGATTTTTGATAAGAATCTTGTAGATTTTCTTGTGCCTTTATTTCTCTATCAGTTTCCTTTATCTTATCCTTTATGCCTTCAATTTCTTTTGATAATCCAACATAACTTTCAGGTCTAGCCCTCATCTGTGAGAGTTGCTGAACCGATGCTTCCTTTGCAGCTAACTCCTGCTCTAGTCTCTGTTTTGTGATATAAGCTATGTTCTTGGAAACTCCAGCTTGAAATGATTTATACCAGTTCTTAGCTATCTGATCAGCTGCAGCTGTTGCTTTTGCATTAGCTACAATTTGGCTGGTTTGCTCTTTTATAGCTTTAGAAACCTCTCCATTTTTTATCTTTTCATCAGAAAGATTTTTTAAATGCTCAGGATAAGACTTCTTTAGTTCCTTCACTGCATTATTTCTTTCTTTTGTAGATTTAGTTACATCTGTTGCTATTTTATACAAGCTATTAAGCTTAGTAATCTCCTTTGAACTTTGTTCTATTCCTGCAGATGTTACATTATACAAATCTCGTTGGACTGTATATAAATTTTTGATAGCTTTTGCGGTTTTCCCTAAACTGCTAATCCAGCTTATAATCTCTTTCCCATACACAGAAAGCAGAGTTAATCCAACAACAAGAGCAGTCTGCCAGCTTATAAGAGACTTTGTTAATTGCTGCCAAACTGGAGCAACAGCCTTGACATCTTTATTTCCGGCAGCAATTTCAGCCTTAAATGCAGCATATTCTTTTCTTGCTTTAGCAATCTCATCTACAAGGATAGGAAGGTTGTTTGAAATTGCAAGGAAAAAAGTATTTGCACTAACAGCCAATGAAGGCAATTCACGAGCCACCTGTTGTACAGAGAAACTGAGCCCATTCCATGCACTGGCATAATTACCTACATTTCTTTGAAATCTACCAGAAGCTTGTTCAGCCGCACTCAATTCCTTCTGAACATTTGCAATTTGGGCCAACAACGCTTTGCCAGCATCACCGTTTCTTCGCGTTCTTCCGAGGTCATCATAATCCTTAGTCAAGAGGATTATTTGCTTTCTGAGAGCTGTTATACTGCCTTCTTCCGCCCTACTCTGAATTATCTGATCCTTCTGTGCCTTAATTGTCCTTCTGATAGATTCCTCCTCGACTAGCCTTTGTGCTGCCAGTTGCTGCACCTGTCTTAATATTCTAGTTCCGGAAGAACCTGTTTTTTCAGAATCAGCAAGGGAAACAAAGCTTTTCTTTAGCTGTTTTATTTGCTTATCCGTTTCAATTACAGCTTCAGTATTGGCTACAATCCATTTATTAGTGGACTGCAATGCGGCTGTCTCTTCCTTTGCCTTTTTGATTGCAGCATTGGAAGAATCAATGTCATGCTTCAGCTTTTGGATTTGAAGATATTTATTTTTATACTCTTCTAATTTTTGGCTAGCCGCCGCTATCTCTTTCTCTAATTGCTTTATGGCCGCATCACTATTTGGTATCCCCGCAACAGCTTTTAGAGAATTCTTCAATTTATCTATTTCTTGGCGCAGTTTTATGATGTTTTTCACATCAATATCTGCGGTAAATTTCATTCCTGCCATGTGACTTTTACATTTTCGTTTCCAAATGATTCCTTTAACTCTTTCTCTACGGTTAGGCTTGCCGAATCCAGGACGTCAAAGCCCTTGCTAGATACAAAGCTCGCATATTCCATTCCATCGGCGAACACAACACCGTTTTTGGGTAGTTTCCCATATATAAGCAAGTTCTCTGTCTTGCCTTTGGCCCCCGCATGTTCGCTATCTGCCGGAACATATAGATAAACAATATTCCCATCACGAACTACAGCAGCTCCCGGAGCATTACGAAGATTCCACGTATGGTTCTGATAAGTCTTCTTGCTACTCACATTTCTTTCTTTTTGAGTGTCAACTGCATTATGCGCCGCTTCCTTCATAAGCTCATTTGCATACTCCTCCACCTCTTCAACAAACTCGTCCAGGCCAGACAAATCAACCGTTACTTCCATTACTCATCAAATTTCATATTTTCACCAAAGAAATCCTTATCAGATACTTCCTTAAGTACCTCCCCATCGTATACAGCGTGCAACTTATCTTTTTGCATGATGATCAAATTGCGATATGGAATTTTACAAACGACTTCATCATACGACAAATGAAGGCTATCCATGAACGACGCAATTTGCCCCAACATACAATCATTGCCTATAACCTCTGTTTTGCTGTTAGATTTGCTACGTTCTTCGCTAAACCTAACAGCGTCATAAAATTTTTCACATCTATCAGAGAGTAAGCCGCTGTAAGACCGGATAATACTTCTTCTAAGGTCCCATGAGACAATTCTTCGGACAATGAATCACTTCCATCTATAAACCAAGAAAGTGCGCTAGAAGCGACAGAAATGTCTTTCAATGAAGATATAACACCTGCTATATCCTTGTTGTCATCAAGAACTGCGAGATAGGCCGAAGCGCCGGCTATTTTATGTATGGTAGGCGGATTTACACGATACATTTTCCCATTTACAATGATTGGGATGAAATCCTTTCCTGTGATAGCTTCTGATATAAGTATGGCTGCTTTATTCATAATGATATTTATTAAAAAGGGGTGAGATACATAAATCCTCACCCCCTCACCACTTTATAATATAGATAATGTTTCTGCTGATCGCGAAGTATCTTCCTCTCCATTCCCCTCATAGTTAACAGCAGTTCCAGCGTTCACCCGCTTTGACTTAGTCGTAGAACTATTCAAATTGAGAGAAGCATCAGAAGACATAGATGCGACGTTCTCATCAGCTCATGCGGCATCTACTTTTTCCCCGTCGAACATATAGTCACTCTTCACACCGGCGCTAGGATTTTCCATAGCAACAGCTGTTACTCCCAGACCAATATTCTTTTCCACAGCATTCCCTTTAGCAATGACCGCAGCATTGGTGAATACAATATAGTTTCCGGTCTTTGTCTGTCCGACAATGGCTTTGTTGACAATGCCCGGAGTATCAGAAGCGGCCCATCCTGCATCTGTATCAACTTTTTCTCCGCCTTGCAGATCTACCTTGTCATCAAAGGAAAAAACACCCATAGTGAAAGCAATTGTTTTAGCCCCTTTTTGCGTCACATCACGATAATAAATATCACCATTCAACTCGTTAATATAGTCGGTATAGGTAGGATCATTCTCCGTATACGACCAAGTATCTTGATGAGAGTTCTCAACTTCTGTAGCAGTACCTAACCAGGTTTTAAGGTTAGTTTTAGTTACAGCAGAAGTAATAACATCACCGTACCAAATCTTTTTAATTCCTATAAACGGTTTCATATCTTTTTAATTTACGTTTAATACTTCAAATAATAATTTTACATTCACATAGTAACAACATAACTCTTTATCTTCCTCTATCCCGATAGTCTCAGAAGAATACCGGTACCATGAACCGTCATATTGCCCTACAACTCCATCTTTGAACATCTCTTTAGCCTTTCTCTCCAATTCATTCAAACGAATCAAATTGGCCTTCCCCGATCTCGATAAAGGAACACAAAGATTAACTTCAACGTATCCTCTTTCCCAATAGGTATCGGGCTGTTGAGTCTTGGGATAAACTACAATCCTTTCAGCATTTACCTTACCTTCAGGTATATTACCTCTCTGGTATACTTCAGAAATTCCAAAAGACTTGCAATCCTTTAATATTATGTTCGCGATGTCTGTTGTTGCAATCATATCCAAATATCACATCTACCTTTAAACTCTTCCGAATAACACTCGGCATTTTTCTTCACTTCACCTTCTCCAACAGTATTATCGTCGGAATCCAAGCATCTTACACAGCTTCCTAGAGGAATCTTGTTTCCCTCGTAGACAACATGATAGTTATAAACCCAACGCTCACCGTTTACCGACACTTCCTTCTGCTGTGAATTGTCATGGCAGAAACAGTCAGCTACATCCTGCCAAGATTCTCCGCCTGTTCCTGAAACTAGCCGGCCATATTCGTCATTCTCTTCTGGAGTAATAACTTGCATTTGCAGTTTATGTGGAGTCTCTTCTAACATACTACCAAATATTAGATGCGTCTTTAATGATACTTATTCCGACCAAAGAAGCAGTCTCGTCATTGGGAATTATGCCATACAACCTGAACATATATTTTGCATAGTTCAGCAATGTATCAGCACCCCAGGACTTAGAAAAGCCATTTTCTGAGACAGAGGTAGGGTGGGCAAGTATCTTATCCATAAACTTGTCCACCGAACCGGATATCTTCACTTTTGTATTAATGTCCACATCGGAGCCCGGATCAAGCCCCAGCCCCAACGCGAACTTTTCTACTCCAGCATCTGATATATCACCAAGCGGAGAAAAACATTGCTTTATGTAGTCACCTGTTGTCACGATTCAACAGTCAATGAGTAGATACCGTTAATTTCAGTGATAACCGGCAATGACAATGACTGAGCCTTTGTAAACTCAACACCGTTCGAATTGTCAGTTTCTCCCTTACCCCATTGAGATACCCGGATTCTTCCGTAGTTTGAGTAAGTAACACCACGCTCTTGTCTCAATTCATTATCTGCATAAGCATTCTTGATAACTCCAAGTTTACCGGCAGGAATAAAGACGAGGTTTTTATCATTCCAAGGTTGATAATCCGTCAACTTACCATTATTTTGAATCCTGGTAATACGTCTGATAATTTCAAATTCCGGAAATCCATTTTGACGCATGAATTCATTTAATCCGCCAAGCAGCAGAGGAGTTCCCATCTTATCTGTACCGTAAATCACCTGCTTCATCTTCTTATTACGAAGAATGAAAGACAGTTTCTTTTGGGAGATTAGAATCTTGTCAAATGTAACCTTATCCTGAGCAGCGTCCAAAATCTCCTGCAAGTCTTCAAAACAGTCTACAGTGTTTTCATTTCCTTGCACCCAATCAACCGTAGTTTTAGCAATGTTTTCAGACGGCATCTTATAGTCAATAGCGCCTCTTACACCACCTTCAGGATTGTTGTTTGCATCAAAAGTGAACACTCCCTTGTTTGAAAGGGCACCCAAGAAGATAATATCCAGTTTGGACTGTACAGAATTTACCACCTTTGTAACATTGTTCCACATGAGATCGATTAGTTGCTGAGTCTTCTGCTCATCAGTCAGCATACGAGAATCTAGAACCTGAAGAACCTTGCGATAATCCTCAATAGGCATAGAATAACTCATTTGATGAGCAAGAACCTTCTCCTTCAACGTTTTAAAGCCCTCGGTTCCCATAATAGGCTCTTTACCTTTAGAGTCCAAGGTCGCAGCTGCAACGCTTAGGTTATACTGTCCGATTATTTCTTCGAAGTTCAAACCAACAGTAGGGGTGTCCCAATCCAAATATCGTTCATAGATATTCTGGTCAAACAAACGCTTTCTCAATTGAGAAGCGGTATCAATACGAATCTGTACCTGTTTGGTCAGTTCGCCAAAAATAGAGCTGTAAAATAATCCCGGCATAGCTTATTGTCTTACATATTTAATACTTGGATTATTCTTCATGCACCATCCGCCCAAAAGCCAATCTTCTGGCATCGGATAAGCTACTTCTTTCAGAATAATCACATCATAACCTGCAGAAACAGTCTGAAAATCCATATTGGTTTTATACTCCTTGTCTGTTTCTACCACCGCATTTGGCACATCTGTCCCAACGACAGCAATTGCATTAGCTGTAGCTCCTGTCAGTGCAGCAGCCAATGTCACAACATCATAATCAGCGTTCGATTTATCAATGTTATTAATTGTCTGCTCATTATCACCAATCTTCAGCTTATCTCCAATCTGTACCAAGCTTCCTTTTACGACTCTCGGAGCAGAAGTAGTTCCTCCAGACACGATCTTTACAGCTTTACATACTGTACACTCCATTTTTGCAAAATCCAACGCAATTGGAGTACCCTTTCTGATCAAAGTACCTTCAGGAAACGTCTGCGTGAGTTTGAAATCCCCAGGGAGAACTTTGCATTCACCCCTCCAAAACACGGGGAATCCACCTTTAATCTGTCCTTTTTCAAATTCAATAGCCATAGTATTTGTTTTTAATTAGCATCTGGCAATCCTTCCGCCCACTGTCTAGCCATTTCCTTGCCTTTTTCAGCTGGAGTGGATAAAGGGAATGCCGAATCTTTTGTTTCAAGCCCTGCGGTAACAATATTCTGTTTGATGCCTGAAAGATAGGTAGTAATTGCCGTTTCGTCCATTTCGTCAGTAATAGCAAAGCCTTCTTTCATTCGCCATTCAGGAATACCCAGTTCTTTTGCTTTTGAAGAGATCAGGCTGTTTCTTTCTGCACGTGACTTCTCAGCTTTAAAAGCATCATTCTCAGTTTTCAACGTGGAATAACGCTGCTCCTGTTCAGCCTTGTACTTTTTGAACCACTCCGGCTCCTCGTTTTCTGGTTGCTGTTTGTTCTGCTCGCCCCCACTAGCAGCCTCTTTCTCCTTTGCTTTATTGACCGCATCGGTTACCCGTTTGTCAATACCGCTCTGAAGAGAGGTTAGAAACGCTTTTTGCCCCTGTACAACAGTTGCTAAATTATCGTCAGTTACTAGACCAGATGCAGATAAAGCATCGGCCTGTCCCTGCAAAATTTCATCGCTTAACCCTAGATTTGAATAAGCTAGTTTTAAAGCCTGGAAAATTTTTTCTTTCATGATTAGTTCTTTTATGCAAATCTTTTTAAATCAGCATAAAAATACAATGCGGTGGGTCTATATGAAAATTATCAGATTGCGAATGAACCACAATTCGCCAATTGTGGTAAAATAGATAATAATCCTGCTAAAACAGAGGACAATTGGCGATAATGGTAGTGAGAAGTAAGAAATAGATTGGGGAATAAAGGAAAGGGCAAAAAGAAAGGCGGATGTTAGTCCGCCTTTATATATTATACGATATTAGAGTGTTTCTTTAAATATAAATCTCTAAGATATATGCTCATTAGCTTGATTATAGATTGCATTGAAAGCCTCACATCTTTATCTTCTCCAGAAGAAGGATCTTTTAATTGAATTGTATCAGGGGAATAATAAAGAAATTTCTTTATATCAGCAAACATCTCATTCCCCATGTTTCTCAAAAGATAACTTAGTGCTTCTTCCTCCACATCATAAGCTGTTTGAGGGTTTATATCTTCTAGTTCCTTAATTAAAAAATCAATATTATTATCTATTGTTTTTTTGGCTGATGATTTCTCAAATAAAACTTCTCCAAGAGGGGTCATTTTTAAGGGACTTGCCTTCTTTGCTAACTTATCAATCATATCATTATCAAATTTCATTAACCATTTGTTTATTTCGACAACCATATCATTGGTAGAGGTAACAATTCGTTGTAGTTCATTATATCTTTGTTCTGAATCACGAATACCGTCCTTATGTTTATCACAAGGAAGACTATCAACCTTATTCCTAGTTTCTTCTAACTTAGCATGATACTTTGACAGTTTCCAACTCCCAATGATTGCTAATACTATAACAGCTATCCAAGGAGCATTGTTTAGTAAATATGTGATTACTGGAGCCATGTGTTTAGTATGTTCATTAACTTTTTGTTCTATCGATGATGTTTTATTGTACAAATATAGCAAACAATTTATTAATGAAACAATTTACTTAGCAAATTGATTAAAACAACGCTCGATTTAACTTTTCAGCAACACAAAAACGCCCACCTTCCGGCGGGCGAAGACTGGTTAGGGAGGTGGACTACAAAACTGATTCCGAAAAGTCTAGATCGTAGCTGATCTTTCCGCTGTCGTTCCTTTTAAATACCCCGGTGCAGATTAGTTCGGGGAATCCTGGGCCTGATGTCCAAAAAGGGACGGACACTTCCTCACCTTCGATAAGTGATAAAGTTTCAGCTAGCTTATCAGCTTCTTCTTTGCATATATCTACTAGCTTTTCCATGCTGTCCGTGTTGCTACCGCAATGAACAGATAGTTCGGAGTATTGGTTTGATGTTTCCATGATTTATTTTTTGATGATTGTTTATTCCCATTACAGCATATTTATGCGGGACGCAACTCCACTGTTAGCCCCATAGCAGAGGCTATTTTATACAATGTAGCAACAGTAGGAACTGTTAGCCCACGTTCAACCCTTGAAATATAGCCTTTGTCAGCTCCAATACGCTTAGCAAGTTCTGACTGCGTAAGACGTGCATTTTTTCGGGCCTCAAGGAGTATTTGGGCGTTATATTCCTCCCATGCCTTTTCTCGATTTTTTTCACGCTCGGGAGTACCTTCTTTCCCAAGACCTTCGTCCAACCAAGCATCTACATCATAGATGTCTTTACTGATTTCTTTTAGTTCCATAATATTCCTCCTTTAATTTTAACGCCTTTTCTATTTCATTATTTGGTGTCTTTTGCGTCTTCTTCTTGAATGCATTAAAAAGAACCACAATAGTGTCACCGTCATATATGAAAAAAATACGGAATTCATTGTTTCCATAATTTACACGGAACTCATAAACTCCATCACGTATAAACTTTATAAAATGTCGTGGCATTTTATCTTCTACCTTAAACAAGTCTAATGCACGACGTATTTTATTTACTTCATCCTTGGATAACTTCTTAATGAAGTCGCTGAAATAGGTTTTATATGTGATTATCTTTCTCATGGAACAAAGATAAGAAAAGTTATACAATAATACAACTCTTATAGCTGGATATTTCAATGCAATATGAAAATTTAACTTTTGGAAAATAAAAAGCCCCGAACCTTAATTGGAACGGGGCTATGAGAATGTTATTTTTCTTTTTCCATATCAATATTATATATAACCGGATCGTATTTATTCATTTTCCCAGTTCCTAAATCAATTAGAAATCCCGGCCAAAAAAGAATATTCCATAAACTTTTAGCATTAAAATTAGATTCAATTACCAAAGGAGTATTAGCATACCCTTCTTTCTTAGCAATAACTGTTTTATCTGCCATTTTCTTTTTAACTTTTACAGTTACAGAATTTCCTTCTTTTATTTCCCCTAGTTTGACATTATTTGTACCATCATACAATTTAATACCGTTTTCTCCCGTGAAAGTAATGCCTTGATTAGACTTGGAGCAGATTGTCATACATGACGTAAATAGTACTGTACAACATAACAAAAACAAAATTTTCTTCATGATTGTGTGTATTTTAGTGTTTTACAATTATTTGGCAAATATATACTTAAAAAAGCAATATCAACAAATAAATATTACACAATTCTCTATTAAGGTCTATTTTTCTTTGGTTTGGGGTATTTTTCTAGTATCAAATAAAAACCCCGCCATTTAGCGAAGTAAATAACTATTTAAAGAAATCGTTAGCTTTGTCAAATGTATCAAACATGGTAAAGTCTATATATTCTTTAGAATTGCTAAACCTATTCTCGTATTCTAAGGACAGCTTTAGATAATCTTGATTATAAAATTTTATCTTATGTTGATCTTGGGCGTATTCATACGCTTCTTTGTATATTTTATACACATCTGAAATGAACTCCCTTTTTACCATTTCTTTTGCCTTCTCTTTATTCCCTATGGCAAATTCGATTTTCGCTGGAGATACCCCAGCTATTGACATAGGAAAAGATGATTTTATCTTCTTCACATCATTAGTCATTCCCCATAACTTGAAAAATAGAATAATTTGCAATACACCGAACACGATGATTACAATAGATACAAATAGTGCAATTCCTTCCATAACTTTGTGTGTTTTAGTTATACAATGCAACAAAATAACATACAAACACACAAAAAAGCAAATTTTACTCGATTAATTTAAACTTAGAACCGCATTTTGGGCAGATTATAGTGTTTTCTTCCTCTTTTTTACGTTCAAATAAGTCTGGTATCTCTACTTCTAATGCATCAGCTATTCTACTCAACACATCCAATGTCAAGTTTCGATTTAATGCCATAGATAATCCTGATTGAGACATATTCATTCTTTTAGCTACGTCTGCCATAGTCAATCCTTTTTCTTTTGCTATTTCTTTTACTCTTAACATAAACGTTATATTTAAATTTTGAGGCAAATATATATAATTTAATGTATATGTGGAAAGAAATACGATAAAATTCACATATACATGAAAAATAATCTTTCTTTTTCTTGCTTAATATTCACACATGTGTTATATTTGCATCGTGATTAATAACACATACGTGAAATAATAGAATTATATATATATGAAACGCTACAACTTATCAGAAATAATGCGCACCGCACATAGAACCTACAAGTATGTAGGTAAGAAGCAAGGTAAAACCTTCGGCGAGGTCCTAAAATCAACTTGGAGACTTGCCAAATTGGACGTAGCCAGACAGGAAGCGGACGCAAAACGCAAAGCTGAAGAGGAAAAGAGACTAGATTCTCTTAAAAACAGTAGGCCGGCAGAGGTGGTAAGGTATAACTTCTCAGGGGAGATATATAATCCTAGCAGCAGAGGTTACATGGGCGCACATTACGTAGGAGATTAACCATTAAAATATACGATTATGATAGAAATGACAATCATCGTTTTAAGCCTGTTTGCCGGATACAAGATGTTCGGTGACGATAACGACAGGTTTTTCATGTGCTAAGTAAGAGCGACACGATAGTATCAACACATTAAATAGAAACATTATGGAAACAAAAAGTTTGGAATTATGGTCTACCGATAAATTGGTAGAAGCGAAAAACGGTCAAGCCGTGACCTCTTCTTTGGTGGTCGCGGAGTACTTTAGGAAGGCGCACAAAGATGTACTGAAAGCGATTAGAGGTTTGGAATGTAGTGCTAATTTCACAGAGCGCAATTTTGCGCCCTGTGTGTATATCAACGAGTTATGCAATAATGTAAAAAAAGAACTCCCCATGTACTACATGACCCGTGACGGCTTCACCTTCCTCGCCATGGGCTTCACCGGAAAGGTAGCCGCCCAGTTCAAGGAAGCATACATCGCAGCCTTCAACGAAATGGAAGAAAAACTACGATCAGAGCGTTGCACCAAGTACGCAGAACGCATCGTAAGGAAGCAAGTCAAAGAGTTTAACCTGTCGCTACAGGAAAACTTAAATAATGGCAGAAAGAAGCACGGAAGCACATACGGGGGTCTGATACCTTACGGGAAAGAAGAAGTGGTATATAATCCAAAAGAAAGCATGGAATCCAATTTAAAGCGGATATTCGGGCAAGTACGTGAAATGTGCAAAGACGGATTCTTGATGTCCGCACTCGCAGTCGAGACAAACAAGGTGCTACAAGAGTTTATAAATAAAGAGTAAGTCAGGGGATTTCGGTCCGACACTGAAGTTGACGCCAATCAGCGGGAAAGGGTAGCTTTAGGGCTGCCCTTTTTTATGCCCGAATAACTCCATAAGGGAAGAATAAATTATTATGCTGCTTGTTTCAATTGCAATAGGATCAACAGCTCCGTGAATTTTTCCTCATAGTAAAGCGGCTGGGTGCTTTTAGGATTATTCGGATTAACCTGGTTCTCTCCAAAGTTTAATCCTTCTCCTGTAATGGACTTAAATTTCTTTCGACTGCCCTTGCTAGATGTGCGTGTAAGCTCTATCATTAATCCTTTTTCTATCATTTTCTGATTGAATACTTGAGCACTAACAGGACAGTCGTTTTCTTTTAGAAGTTCCCCAGCCGATTTCAATATCCCCTTAGATGGCGTATAGTCCGGTGTAGGTAATCCCAACGGTTCAGCGATAGTTTTTGCCAAGGCAAGTTTGCTGCTTTCATTCAAGTTGAGAAATCCTGTAAGCCAGTCCGCCACTGCTATTTTGTCTTTAATAGTCGGCTCTTTCAATTGTTTTGCATATTCGGCTGTTTTATGAAAGACTTTGCGGTATACTTCAAATACTGGACGGACTTTCTTTACGATAAAATATTCAAGACAAGAAACGGTAAGATAGTAGTCATCCACATATTTAGCCCCTGACACCTGCTCCGCTTTTCGGCGGACCAGCTTATAATCTTCATTTTCAATAAAATCGCGAACTAGTGCTTTTACTGCACCATCTTTTCGTTCATAAATCAGCATCCATACTTCATCCAAATTAACCGGATATTTCTCACTCGTTTTTGCTAATTTTAAAATAGCATTGAAATACTCTTTGATTTCTTCACTTGTACTTGATTTTGTTAATTGGTCCATAATCATTATATTTGCAACATAAAGTTAATACTATCCCCATTAGCGGCTCGGACACTTCCGCTTCTGGGGATTTTAATTTGTCTTGGTTCAAGCAACGTTTCTCTCCCGAACCATATTAGAGATAATAGCATAAACCTTATCCAAAATGTTATTTCTTTCCGCTATTTCAAGTTTTGTTTCTCCCTTGAACTTCTTCTTGTAGTTACCGATGGAAATGTGATAGAGGTAATATAATTGCTCGTAAACCTTGTGCCAAACGTCTTGTTGTCTTGTATTGGTTGCCGAAGCATATTTGTTCACCAACTGGCGTATCTTATCACGAAGAGAGATTTCCGGTACCTTTTCAGATGAGACAGCAACTGCTAAGAGCAATTGCCCATTTTCTTCCCTCTCCTGTTCCATTGCATCCAGTCTCTTCTCTACGTTTTCAATCCGTTTACTTTGTTCAAGCAAAGCTTGTGCGGACTGAACAAGGATTTCAAGCTGAGATAACGGCTTTTGCTGTTCCTTCAGGGCTTTTTCCATTGCATTGAAAGCTGCAATATAGTCAAGTTTAAAGCGCATAGCCTTTTTCCCGGTAAATCCCATAGCTAACAAAGTAAAGCCATCACGATTCATTATAAACATTGGGTATTCTTGCCTATTTTGTTCATTAACATAAATAGTTTCAACAAACATGGGGTCAGCCGAATTTTCGGCACACCCCTGTATAAGCTCTCTAATAGCATCTAAGACATGCTTATGTTCTTTTCCGAACTTTTCAGCTACCAACAAGCTACTTGTTAGTGCTTGGTTGTTCTCACCTTTAAAAACCAAGTCGTTCATATTATCAAATATTTTGTTCTATTTTTCCTCTTGTTTTTGTATAACACCCGTGATTTTTCTGACTAAGCAGTCTCATTTTTGATCTGTTTGTCTGATTCAGAAGATGTATTCCCATTTGACGAAGCCTGTTTTTCACTTTTTATAAGCTCTATTTCTTCTTGTGGAGCATCCGTCAAAGCAAGCATAGTAACAGCCAGATCAAGAGAGATAATTCCATCCGAATATAGCTTACCGATAGCTTCCCATTGCTTCTCCTTATCTTCATTGAATGGTTCTGCAAATTCGTGAGTAATCTTCAGCCTAGATAACTGGTTTCTCAGATGGATATGGGTAACATTCATCATAATAGCCAGGATAAGGTTCTTTTCCCGATCTACAAGGATATCGTAAGTCTCTTTTAGATTGTCCCTTTTAATGTATCCTAACGTCATAGCACGCTTTAAAGCCTCTCCGGATAGTGTTCCCATACCCTTCATATTTTCGAATGAGAAATCTGGGGTAAATGAATCGAAAAGAATAGAGTTATTCAGGTCTTCCTTTTCACTATCTTTCATTGAAGAGTATTCAGGAGGAGCTAGATAGTCAATAGCACTGTTCTTGTCTTGCATTTGGATTACTTCCCCAACCATGCTTGGATCTGATAAAGACTGGAGAACATCTGCCGTTGCTTTTACTTTCGGGTCTGCAAAATAATTATTAGTATCAGCGGCTTTGGAATCAATATGTTCCTCCCTGTCACATCTAGGCTGTGTCCCGTACCAAGCTTTATCCTGTTTATAGTAAATTACATTGATTTTACCAGATGGATTAACCAACGGCTCAACTTCCCACCCAATATTTGCTCTTTTGCATCGGAATATGTAGGATGGCGTTTCTATATCAAAATGCTCAACTGTTCTATTGCCCTCCTTCAAATTGTACCCATATCCAAATGCAATCATATTTTCGTATTGATCGAAAAGCGGACGGAGAGTATATCCCTTAGATTTGGATATGACCAAAACCTTTACTCCCGGCTTTCCGTTATCATTAAATATATGATATACTTTTGCACTTTCAGTTTCTGCGCCGGCCAGCCTTTTTGCTTGTCTCATTGTTGTATGAAACCTAGTATTCTGAAGAAACTCGTTATATGCCTCAAACGCTTCATCTGTACCTTCCACATCGTTCTTCCATTTTATAGGATTACCCAACAAGAAGAATAACTCTACTTCATTGATATACCTTTGTCTTGTCCGAGGTAGCTTTTCTGTTCTATAAGGTTCTTTGCCTTTACGCGGCTTATCTGGGCGACTGTTGACCTTATGAAACTCCGGATTGTACTCGGCAATAGCCTCATTTACATCAATATCTCTATCTTGAAGCAGCGAGATAACCTGGCTTATATCCCTGTCTTGGATAAGCCTCATTAAATCCCGTTCAACTCCTAAAGAATTAAGCGTTTTGTTACGCAGTAAATTGAATATAGCCTCAATGTAATTCATATCTTTTATTTTAATATAGTCCTAAATCGTCTTTATTGTATTGTTTTGGTTTTAAGATTCTTCCTAATACTTCTCCCAATACCCAATATCTTGCAGCATCAAGTGCGTGATTATATTTATCAATTGGTTTATTTATATAATTACCATCCTTATCCTTATCCCATGTATATTTCCTTAACTCATATAAAAGATTATATGACCTTCTAGTTACTTTCAAGTTTAATTCTAACATTTTATCTATGCCTGCTAGAATTGAACTTTTAGAGTTTATATTTGACTTATCTACCGGATAAATAAGAATGCCTGAGTTTGATATTTCTTGTATTAATCTTGGGTCTGCACTTTCTGATATTACTTTTAACCTAAATGGCTTAAGAGAATCTGATATGTCCCCAGATAGCATCCGGGTCCTGTAAAACAACTCATCAAGATATAGGTCATTATCAATAAGCGCACATTCAATAGCCGCAGAAGGGTCGTTTGAATATCCAAAATCTAATCCAACACCTCTCTTCTTAGCATAATCGGGTATAGAATCTACAATCTCAAATCGTTTAAATATTGCACCTTCCGCAACATCAGACCATCTTCCAATAGCTACATGGGCATATTTCTCCGGCTCTTCTTCTTTCATACGTTCCATCTCTTGAATAAACTGAGGAGAAAGGTTCTCTATGTTGTCTAAATAAGTAGTATGAATATGAAGAACATTAGGATGAGTGGAAATCTGAACTTGTACACCGTCGATCTCTATCAATTTGTGCGTTTTTTCAATGTATTTCTTATAAATAAAGTGATTCGAATCTGTCGGGTTCATAATAATAATCACTCTATTTTGAATCCCTTTTTGCCTTATTGAGAGAACTAATTTATCAAAGTCCTCTTCTGAATTCCATTCCTCTGCTTCGTCACACACAAAAGTAGTAAGCCCCTGTATGGATTTTAACTTTGCCGTTTGATTTCCTGAAGATGTCCTGATACCCCTAAACATAATTACACTATCTGAAAAGGTATTGATAATGTCTTTTTTAGTTATATCAAAGAAATCATTAGTTCCCTCTAAATCTATCTTTTCTTGAAATTCAGGAATGACCGATATATCTGCTGAAGTCATTGTGTATCGGCTGTACAGCATCTTATGCCCAGATTCGAATGAAAGCCTTTCTATAAACGTACCAACATTAAAACTTTTAGCACTTCCACGACCACCGGTTATGAGAGTTATTAATTTATCCGTGTTATTATACAACGGATTATAGACTTCTTGAGTTTTAATGTTAAACACTATCATTTCTTTTTTGATCTAGCTTTTATCCACTCTTGAACAGGGATACTTCCTTTTACATTCAATGTACTTTCTTGTTTTTCAGCAAGACCTAATTTGCGAGCTATTATATTAGCATTAAAAGCTCCTACAGTAGCCCCTTCCAACTGCTGAGTTTCTATTACAGATTCTATACGTGCAATGACCGACAAAAAATCTTTATGATTAGCTTTCTTAAATTCCCTCCAGAAAGTTTCACTTGCATCACAATATAACATTAGACCACTAAGTGTATATGGCCGCTGTGTAGGCGATTCCTCCTTTTCCTTTGCCTTTCCTTTTGTTTTATTCTTAACAACTCTCCAAGGGTTCTTATCGCACCACTCAAAATATTCACAAGCAGCCTCCCATAACAAATCAGGGGTGGCAAATAACATGTCACGCCCATGCTTGCTTCTTAACTTCCAAAATTGATTTCCTTTTGGTGCTGCCATCTCTATTTATTAAAAATTAAACCCTCATCTCTTAGATGAGATACAATTTCACTGTAAATATACTCTATATCCTTCCGAAAGCCCTTATAATTGTTGTAGAGAACAACCACAGTTTCGATATTGTGGGAAATAAATGTCTTATCGCTGATATTTACCGATTCTGCAATCTTATCCCGAAGCCCCCTAGGCATTCTCCCCCCTGCTAGAACACTAGGAGCATACAGGAATAAAATGATGAATATGAACTTTTTTCTGTTATGAACACTGTCTTTGTATCCCGGACAATCCCTTAAGTTGTTTATTTCACAAAACCACTTATATATGGATGGGATATAGTCCAGATCAGACACGATAGGAGCAGATAATTCAGATTCTCTTTCCGACAATCTTGATTTCTGCTCTCTTATTGATTTTAATTCTGAAATTTCTGAAAACATAGCACATTTATTTAAAGTTAATAGTATATTTGTACTATGAATTGAGGAAAGAGGACTTATCTGGTGGTTCGGGTGGTCCTCTTTTTATTTTGTCTTTCTTCCCCATACACATGCATTGTACAGTGCATAGGCATACATCTAAAGTTCCCTGCTGTTGCTTATATATTCCACATTCATTGCTGCTTTAAAGCAATCAGCTAGAAGGTTGTTGTCTATTTCTTGTTTCATATTGATTTTGTTTTAGTTAATATATTAATAGCCCTTTTTACGTCACGCTTGGATATTCCACGTAAAGCATGAGTTTTTATGAAATGCTTCTTTTGAG